GATGCAATGATGGCAGCCATCTCTAACGCTGTCATTGAAATCGCTTCGTCAAGGAAGGATTTTGCACCGACGCTTCGTGCTACGTATGCACAAGCTATCAAAATGGGGAAGCACAGTGCCCGCCTGTAACCTTTTGTTCATATGATGCTGAAACATTAACAGCAATAATCTCGAGCTACAGAGTATAACTGAGCAAGTTGAATATATGACTATCGGATATAAAGAATGAAATTCCGTCACTAACCATGTTTGTCATCCTGTTTTATTCAAAGGTTCAAGCTAGAGAACGTTAAACAAGCTTCCAGGTTTGGGTCAACTGAGAGACCCCCCAAGCTAATCGGGTGAGATAGCAAAGCAAGTTCAAAGGCTGTACTGAACCGACGTGTATTAATTTACCACGATATTTATCGTATGTCACACTCATGTTTGCGAGTGATTAAACAAACCAGGTTGTTGGGAGAGTTGTGATAAATTCTGTTTCCCAAACCACCTGCTCCGTCGGCCCTATCCATTCACTGTTGTCTTGTTAATTCGCAGATAGAGTTCAACAATTGAAGGGTGCGCGTTGTTTTGTGCTTTGAAAGCACACCATGCATTGGATTGCATTTTTGTCCCCGGCTTTCGGAAGTCGGGGTAGTTCCGTGGCTAGACCACGGGTGTTCCACTACACTGAAGGTTTTTTCGCAGGGCTTTTTACAGAAAAAAGCTTTGGATTTTATTAAATGAATCCATGTACCGAGCGTTGGACGATCCAACCTCGAGGTATTTTTGTGTCTAGGTCCTTGCGCGTCCATGCGTCGAGGTTTACCTGCATGCGTCAGGAGAGATTTTTAAAAGAAGCACGGGATAAATGGATACTCTCCCGTAGCAAATGCTGGACCGCCGAGAACCCAGCATCGCTAAGCACTACATCACGTTTACAGGAACGTGAATGCTTCTATCTTCTCAAGACCATGTTTGGTTACTTCCGTGTTTGGAATGTATCTACACATATATCTCAGCCCAGTGTGGGCGGTTTGCCAGTAGCATCAGAAACTGGATCGAGTGTTCGCCGTATAGCAACACACAAAGAAATCCTGCCTGAGGGCAGGTCTGCTCCAAGCCACGAGTATCCGTTCAACCTTAGCTGTAGGTGCCCCAACATTTTCGAATGTTGTGGGCAACTTAACGGCTCCCATGGAGAATGGACAGAAAGTGATGATATGGAGCAGGATGGACCTAGTGGTTTCAATTTGGCTAAGAAGCAAGGCGGTGCTTTTAATGTTAAGTTGAACGGTCAGAAGTTGACACATGTTGAACTTGGAGATAAGTTGCGTGCGTCAAAAGAGGCCAAAAACCACACCCATATCAAGAAGAAGGACGCTGCTCGTGACCATGGCTTTGCTGGAAAGCGTGTTGCAAGTAGACAGAATTCTCCTAATGGGTCTATCAGTGGGGACATTGTGTCACCAGAGAATCCGTTGTGGGGAGCAAAAGGGGAAAAAAGTGGCAAATATATTGCCCCGAGTCTGTCCGATATGGTCGACTCTGCCCTTAGAGCTCTCGCGGACTCCAGCGGTGTTTCAAACACAGTGGTCCCGGCAGGGAATCCGGTGAACGTGCAGGTTGTTGCACCTCGCGATACAAGCTTAGCTCGTGTCGCAGGTCCGCCTGTCATAGTTCCCGGGGTGATTGCCC